TACTTCCGCTTATAAGTGTTGCGTACGGAACAGGTAAAGGAATTAGTGCTCCGTCAATATATCAAAATTACGGATTTGCAACGTTTACTCAACGTCTCTCAGTATCGGGCTCATCAGACATATTACAATCGGAGTTAGCATAATGGCTAAAGAAACTAAACCAGCTAAGGCAATGAAGAAGGGCGGACCTACGCTTGCAGTGGGTCGTGGTGAAAAACTACCTGTATCACAAGGTGCTGGACTTACAGCCAAAGGTAGGGCAAAATACAATGCAGCAACAGGGTCTAACCTAAAGGCACCACAACCAGAAGGCTGACCACGTAAGAAGTCGTTCTGCGCTCGTATGTCAGGTATGCCAGGCCCAATGAAGGATGAAAAAGGTCGTCCTACCCGCAAAGCAGCTTCACTAAAAAGATGGAAGTGTTAAATGATTAAAGAACTCTTAGATAAACTAGATTCGGTTAACGAGCATACTAAACATGTAATTGACTGGACCTCAATTGGAATTGCCTTTGGCTCTCTAATACAAATACTACCATCAATAGCAGCAGCGTTATCAATCTTGTGGACCATAATCCGCATTTACGAAACTAAGACAATGCAAAACTTAATTAAGAAATGGAAGAAATAATATGAAACCAGTAATGAAAAAAGCAAATCCGGGCCTCGCAAAGTTACCTACAGCAGTACGAAACAAAATGGGTTTTATGAAAAAAGGCGGAGAGGCTAAGATGGACATGGCTCAAGACAAGAAGACAGTCAAGAAAGCCGTTGGTATGCATGATAAACAAATGCACGGTGGCAAGAAAACCGACATGTCAGCCCTAAAAAAAGGTGGTATGGCTGGTAAACACGTAATGTCAGGTGGCAAGGTAATGAAAGACTCTGACATGGGTAAAATGGCTAAGATGTCTAAAGGCGGTTGTATGGCTAAAGGCGGCGGCATTGAAGTTAAAGGTAAAACTAAAGGAAAGGTTTGCTGATCATGACTAAAGAATATAAAGACTTAACACCTAAAGAAAAATATGACTCTGCAGTTAAACAAGATGCAGACAAGTCACAGCCTGGCACAATAGAAATGTTAAAAAATCTTGGTAAAAGCTTAATGGGCAAAGATAAACCTGCTCCAGCACCAGAAAAGAAAATGGCTAAAGGTGGCTCAGTTTCTTCAGCATCTAAACGTGCAGATGGTTGCTGTGTTCGTGGAAAAACAAAGGCATAATCATGGCTTATAATGACCCAATGCAACCACAGCAAACTTATCCGTTTCCAAGTACATCTACAGGAACAGCGGATTCTGGGGTAAATCAGACTTTTAATATTCAGCCTACGGCGTCTACAGGCATGAAAAAAGGTGGTAAGGTTAAAACTAAACGTATGGCTCGTGGCGGCGGCTGCGAAGTTCGAGGAAAAACTAAAGGAAGAATGGTGTAATTATGGGTGCAGGATCAGTAATGGGTGGCGTACAAAAAGCCGCAAATAAAGCTACAACAAACATTAGCCCAAAAGCAGTGGGCAGCATGGGTGGTAAGGGCGGTGCAGCTCCAATGCCAACGCGCCCGCAAATGCCTCCTCAAGTACAACCACCTATGGGCGGAATGAATCCTAAAGGCGGCGGAATGCCAATGCCTCCTCAAAGACCACCAATGGGTGGAATGAATGGTAAAGGGGTAAGTGGTCCAATGCCTCCAATGATGCCTCCTCAAAGACCACCAATGGGTGGAATGGGCGGGAAAGGCGTAGGGATGCCAATGCCTCCTCAAGTAAAACCAGGTATGGGTGGTAAAGGCGGCGGAATGCCAGGAGGTACATTAGTTGGTTTTGGTCCTACTGATATGCCTATTTATTCTAATGACCCTAATGCAGTTCCATACACAGGTCCATCTATGGGCGGAGCTTATAAAAATGGGGTACCGGTTATACAAGCACCCCAAGTCCCTTCATATGCACAACCAGGTGGTATGAACGGTAAAGGCGGTACGAGTGGTCAAATAGACCCAGCTATGGCAGCGTATGCAAGAGCGCTACAAGGGCAACAAATGACTCAACTAAACCCACAACAACAACAAAACGCAATGCAGTATGGGAATGCGTATTATGGCGAACCACAAAGAACAATGACACCAGCAGAAATGGCAAGGTCAGGATTAAGCCAAACTCCACAACAATCAGGTTTAGCAGGTTTAGGTAGATTTGGGGGGATGTTCTAATGAGACCTTCACGCGGAATGGGCTGCATAGCTAAAGATAAAATGCCAGGGGCTAAAGGTAAGACTATTGTGCGTAAAGATAAGCCTCAGTTTGTAAAAGAATATGTAAAAGGTGGACCTGTAAAACAACTTGCTGAAGGTGGTGAAACTAAGTCTAAAGTTAATGAGGCTGGTAATTATACTAAACCTAGCAAACGAGAAGCATTGTTCAAAAGCATTAAAGCTTCTGCAACCCACGGTACAGCTGCAGGTCAGTGGTCAGCACGTAAAGCACAGTTACTAGCTAAGCGATATAAAGAATCAGGTGGCGGGTATAAATGAAAAAACGGGCTAAAAGATTTGATAATGGGGGTTACACAGGGCAGCCTGATGAGCCGTTAGAGTCAGTCTATCCACTAGAAGAAATGTTTTTAGCTGGCCCAGTTGGGCGTTTAGCTGGTAGAGCAGGTAAAGCAATTGCTAATAAAGTAGACATGTTGCGTAGACCTAAGATAACTAACCGATTATATAATGAAAAACCATGGGGTCCAGAATATGCACCAGGGGATACAACTAAAGCATACGGCGGACGAAATGTATTTAGTCCCAAAGAAATAGATGACATAAAAGAGTCAGGGTACATGCGCCCTAGGCAAGATTCCACCGCTCGCCAAGCTAAATACTTTACAATGACTGATGAGCCCAAAACAACGTTACGAGTAGCATCAGATAAAATACCTAAAGGCCGTGCGGTACGTAGAGAAGATGTAGAAATTTTTGATAAAGAATCTAATAGCTATAAACCGCTTAAAAAAGGTGGTAAGGTTACAGTATCTAAAGCTTCATCACGAGGTGATGGTTGTGCGCAACGTGGTAAAACAATAGGTAAGTTAAGATAATGAGTGCGTTAGCTAAAAGCCAGAAATCTCTAAAAGCTTGGGGCGACCAAAAGTGGACTACCAAGTCAGGTAAAAAATCATCTGAAACGGGTGAACGATACCTACCTGCAAAAGCGATCAAAGCACTTAGCCCTGCAGAATACGCGGCTACTACAAAAGCTAAACGTGCAGGTAAAGCAGCGGGTAAACAGTTTGTAGCACAGCCAGACAAAATTAAAAGTAAGGTTAAGCCCTTTAGAAAGGTGAAGTAAAATGGTTGGCGTATACGTGAGTTTTATTACGGGCATGATGGTCGGTGCTGAAATAGCTGAGTACGAAGATAGTAACTTTTTAATTGTAGATTTATTTATTGTGCAAATTATGTTTGAGTGGGAAAAAGGTTAATATGGCATTAGTAACAACAACGACAGGCACTACTAGTTTTAACCTAGACCTAAACAGTCTAGTAGAAGAAGCGTTTGAGCGTTGTGGCGCCGAGTTACGCACGGGGTATGATTTAAAGACAGCGCGTCGTTCACTAAATCTACTTACTATCGAATGGGCAAACCGAGGCATTAACTTGTGGACAATTGAGCAGGGTACAATTCCTTTAGTTCAAGGGCAGATCGAGTACGACTTACCTGCAGATACCATTGACTTGCTAGACCATGTAGTCCGTACAGGAACTGGTCAGAATCAAACCGACATTACTATTTCGCGTATCTCAGCATCAACATATATTACTATCCCTAACAAGAACGCACAGGGTAGACCAATTGAAGTATGGATAAATCGTCAGTCTGGTGCTACAAATCCAGCGCCTACAGGGGTTCAATACCCAACAATTAATATATGGCCTGTTCCTGACCAAAACAACTTCTATACGTTTGTTTACTTTAGACTTCGCAGAATTCAAGACGCGGGCGAAGGTGGTACATACACACAAGATATACCTTACCGTTTCTTACCATGTATGGTTGCAGGATTAGCGTTTTATTTAGCTCAAAAAATACCAGCAGCAATGGATAGAGTGCAGTTTTTAAAATCAGAATACGAGCAAGCATTCCAACTAGCAGCCGATGAAGATAGAGAGAAAGCCCCAATTCGCTTAGCTCCGCGTGTGCAGTTCTACTAGGAGTAGGATATGGCAAATAAGTTTTCAAGTGGTAAGTATGCAATAGCCCAGTGCGATAGGTGTGGGTTTAGGTATAAGCTAAAGAAGTTAAAAGAGTTGGTGATTAAAACTAAAAATGTTAACATTCTTGTATGCCAAGATTGTTGGGAACCGGACCAACCACAACTACAACTAGGTATGTACCCAGTTACCGACCCGCAAGCAGTTAGAAATCCAAGGCCAGACTTAGGGTATTATCAATCAGGTCCAGGCGGAGATGGTGGTAATCGTATAATACAGTGGGGTTGGGCGCCTGTTGGGTTTAATGACCCATTTGGGTTAGAAGTAAATAATCTAGTAGCAGTAGGACAACTCGGTACCGTAACAGTAAATTAACATAAGGAGTAGTAAAATGGCTTTCAAATCAAGCGCAAATGGCGTACAAAAAACAGGTAAGACTAAAGGTAAACAACTAGGCATCGATGGTGCTAAAGTTGCCGTTCAAACAGGCCCAAAAAGCAGTGGTAGCCGAGGCGGTAAATCTAACACTGATATGAAATCAATGGGTCGTGGCATGGCTAAAATTGCTGCGCAAAAGAAAGGTTAATCATGGCTGAATATAAACAACCACAAATCGTACCAAATGCGGACATTAGTTTTGGTACTGATCCAAACACACAAAATGCGACAGACTCAACTGTATGCACTCCAGCACGTCGTGTAAGTTTAGGTAATATTGACCGTCCAGTAGTTAATACGCAAACTCGTGTAAAACGCGGTACAGGCGCAGCTACTAAAGGTACTAAATACAGCGTAAACAGCAACTAAGGTAAAACATGAACTACTCGGAATTAGTTGCAGAGATACAAAGCTACACCGAAAATCAGTTTGAAACAACTGACATAGATACGTTTATCCAACAAGCAGAACAGCGCATCTACAACACGGTACAGTTTCCTGCTATCCGTAAAAATGTAACGGGAACGCTAACAGCTAACAATAAATACTTAACTTGCCCCCCTGATTGGCTTGCTACGTTTTCTATTGCTGTAATTGACGCGCTAGGTAACTACGATTATTTACTAGATAAAGACGTTAACTTTATTCGCTCTGCTTACCCAGCACCTACATCGACAGGACTTCCAGAATACTATGGACTTTTTGACCAAAACACGTTTATTCTTGGGCCAACACCCGATGCTAACTATGCTGTTGAGCTGCATTATTATTACTATCCTGAGTCTATCGTTACTGCTGGCACTACTTGGCTCAGTGATAATTTTGATTCCGCTTTACTGTATGGTTCTTTGTTGGAAGCTTATACGTATATGAAGGGTGAACCAGACATACTAGCGCAATATCAAAAACGCTATGATGAAGCTATGTTCTTACTTAAACAATTGGGTGATGGTAAAAACCGTCGTGATGCTTATCGTAATGGTCAAGTAAGGGTTCCTGTTCAATGATAACGCAAGGCTTATGTAATATATTTAGAATAAACTTACTTAAAGGTCTAGAAGATTTTGACGTAGCTTCTGCTTCTGTATATAAGATGGCGCTGTACAATGCTAACGCAGATATAGGCGCGGATACAACAAACTACACTTCCGCAAACGAGATATCAGGTACAGGGTATACAGCGGGGGGTATAATATTAACAAAAATTGCACCAGCATATAGCGGTTCAACAGCATATGTTTCTTTTGGTACAGCAGTTTGGAACCCAGCAAGCTTTAGTGCTAGGGGGGCATTAATATACAACGCAACAACCGGTTTTGCTGTAGCGGTATTAGATTTTGGCGCAGATAAAACAGACGCTAACGGTATATTTACAATTACTTTTCCAACGGCGGATGTAAATAACGCCATTATTAGAATCTCTTAAGGATATATTATGACAAAAGAAAAACAAGGCTTTGGCGATAACGCTGTAGTTACAATGGCAACAAACGCAGCTGATAATGAAACAGTAGGTATTGAAGGCATGTACCACGTTGAATGTCGTGACGCAGCTGGTAATTTAAAATGGGAAGAGTCATTTCCTAACCTAGTAAATGCTGTTGGTAAGCAATTAATGCTAGACACTTTGCTACGTACATCAGGCACATACACTACAGTAGGCCCTTTCTTAGGTCTTATTAACGGTGCGAGCCCTACATTTACAGCAGCAGACACAATGGCATCTCACTCAGGCTGGACAGAGTTTGTTAACTATACAGTTGGTGGGTCAGGTGTTCGTGGTACAGCAGTGTTTCCTTCGGGGGCAAGCTCATCAGGTACTACACCATCAAACGTTACAACCGCAACAGCTACAGCGATTACATACACAATTAACGGTGCAGGTGGTACAGTTGGTGGTTGTTTCTTGGTTACAGGTGCAGGTGCAGTAAGCACATTTGGAAGTACAGCGGGAATATTATATAGCGCAGGTGCTTTTACCACAGCTAAGGTTACAACATCTGGCGATACGGTATCAGTCACATACTCTACAACTGCTACAAGCTAAGGAGTCTTAAATGGCAGTAGTAAAAGACCGTGTACAACAAACAGCTACGGCTAACTCTACCGTTAGTTTTACTTTAACTGGTACAGTTGCTGGGTTTCAAACCTTTGCCACTGCTCTTCCTAATGGGTCTGATACATTCTACGCTGCTACCGATGCGTCAGGTAATTGGGAAGTTGGTGAAGGTAGTTTTTCGACCACAGGACCAACGCTAACTCGTCTTAGTATTATTGATTCTAGTACGGGAGGGGCTGCAGTTACATTTGTTGGTACGGTTACTGTGTTTGTTACATATCCAGCATATACTTCACTATTTGTAGACTTAGCAGGTAATTTAAACCAACCGATACTGATTCCTGGAGGGAGTAATTACCAGGGGGAGCCTATAGCCCTTATTTATGGCGGTACAGGTGTAACTACAGATTCTGGCGCTAACTCTGTAGTTCTTCGAGATAGTAATACAAACATTAACTTTAATAACTTCACAGCAGGTTTTGCATCAACAACAGCATCTGCAGGTACAACGGTTCTAACAGCAGGCTCAGCAAGAAACCAAGTTTTAGTTGGTTCAACTACCCATACATTTCGGTTACCAAACGCTACAACATTGGCACTAGGTCAGAGCTTTTTATTTATTAATAACTCATCAGGAAATTTAACAGTTACTGATAACGCATCGACTGTCATTGAGGTTATTCCTCCTGGCGGCGTTACACAAAAAGGCACATTAAGTATTGCAACATCCGCAGGTACTTGGGGTGCGTATTCATTTATTCCAGCTTACGTTAACTGGGGTACAAACACACTAAACCTAGCTACTACTGTAATTTCAGGTGGTACTTGGCAAGGTGGTACTATTGACACTGCTTACGGCGGTACAGGCTTAACTACATTTGCAGCAGCTAACAACGCACTATATTCATCAGCAGCAAATACTTTGGTGGCAGGGACTCTTCCAGTCCTAGCGGGCGGTACAGGTAATACATCAGGTGCAGCTACTCAAATTACAAACGCAGGTGGGTGGAATGTAACACCTAATGGCACGAATTTATTTTTTAGCTATAACGGCGTTAACAAAGGTAAGCTTGACTCATCAGGTAACTTAACGGTGACAGGTAACGTAACAGCATTTGGAACTGTTTAACAATGGCTTTACCTACCTCTGGCCCATTAACACTTCAAAACATTCAAACTGAGTTTGGTGGTACCAACCCTATTGGCTTAAACGAATACTACGCGGGTGGTGGGTTAGTGCCTGCAGGCACATCAGGTACAAATGGTGCGGTTCCTTCAAGTGGGGCTATATCAATTAATAACTTCTATGGTACGGCTAACTTTTTACAACTTGTAATTAGTTCAAACACTCAAAACTTTAACTTACTTACCGCAGCGCAAGCAGCTGGATTTGTTAATGGGTCTGCTAGGCCAATACAAGTAACAATTAACGCTAATATATACGTTTGGTCTGACAGTACATCTCTAGCAGCATTTGATACAGGGGCAATTACTGGTAGCGGAACTATTACTATTATTAATAACGGCTATATTATAGGTAAGGGCGGTGCAGGTGGTAGCAATAATGTTGGCCTTGCAGGTGGTAACGCTATTAATTTACAAAAATCTGTTACCATAACTAATAACAGTGGTGCGTTTATAGCTGGTGGTGGCGGTGGTGGCGGTAGTGCTAGAAACAGTGGTGGGGGTTATGCAGGCGGTGGTGGCGGTGCTGGTGGTGGCAACGGTGGCGCAGGTTTGCAAGGAGCAGGCGGCACAGGGGGAGCTGTAGGAAGCGCAGGTACTGATGGTCCAGGTACAGCAGGGTCTGTTTGGGGAGGCGGTGGTGGCGGACGTATACTTCCTGGCGTGGGTGGTAATGGTGGAAGCGTTACTATTCCACCAAATGTAGCTGCAGGAAGTGTACAACCTGGAAAGGGTGGAGGTTCGGGAGGGGGAGGTGGCGCAGGTGCTTCTAACAATGGTAGTCCTATAGCCAGAGGAGCTACAGGAGGATCTGGTGGAAGTAATAACGTAGTTGGAAGTAATGGCACTCAACTTAACAGTGGCGGAGCAGGTGCAGGTGGTGGTGGTGGATGGGGTGCCTCGGGCGGAACTGGTTCGGGTAATAGCGTATCTTTTACGGGCGGTGCTGGTGGTAAGGCAGTCAATCTAAACGGATTTACTGGACCAATAACAGGTTCAGGAACAGTGTATGGAGTTAGTACATAATGTTTGGGATTAGCGCATTTTCACAGACACCTTTTTCTTCCCTTGCTGGAAAGTTATTTTTTGAATCGCCTATTGAAAACGTAGGGGTGACAGATATAAGAAATACAGTATCTACCTTTTTACAGTCAAAGACAGAAAATATTAATTTAAATGAAGTTAATGCTGATGATGGTTCTTTCTTTGCGCTAATAAATGAGTTTGTGGGTATGGCAGATGTTAAAACTATCATAGAATTATTTACAGTCAGTCAACTAGAAACACTCAGGGCAAATGACACACCATTGATTAGTGCACAATTTAAACCTATTCGAATAGAACCTACATCCCTAAACGATATACTTGACCCTTACTTTGCGGCATTACAGTCACGTACAGAGCCAGTGAGTATGAATGATATTAGAACTATTATAGCTGCATTGAAATTTACTATAGCAGAAAACATAAACCCAAATCAACTAGATACAATTTTAGCGCAGTTTAAACCTTCTATAGTAGAAGCACTACAAATGCTAGACGACCAATTTCCACGAGGCTGGATTAGAATCAATGACTCACAAGTAGTAACATGGGCAGCAGTAAACGATTCACAGACAGTAACATGGACTACAATAAACGACGGGCAAACGCCTAATTGGGTAGATGTTAACGACTTTCAAGGATAATTGGTGTAAAATAACCAAAAAACAAAGGATTAAATAATGTCAAGTACGTTTTCACCATTACTAGGTATTGAACTGATTGGTATCGGCGACCAAAACAATACTTGGGGTACAACTACAAACACCAACCTAGGCACTTTGCTTGAACAGGCAATTGCAGGTACCACAACTATCGACGTAACTTCGGGTGACGTAACGCTTACAATATTTAACGGCGCCTCAAACCAAGCCCGATGTGCAGCAATCAAAGTAATAGGTACCCCCGGCGTAGCGCGAAACATCATCGCCCCTGCTAAAAGCCATATTTACGTAGTTGCAAACGGTTCTAATGCTGTTGTAACTATAAAAACAGCAGCTTCGACAGGTGTAGCAGTGCCTGCAGGAAACATATTCTTAGTATACTTTGACCCAACCGTTGGCATAGTAGACTTTAAATTAGTCGGACAGGCTTCAGCTACCACTAATACGGCAAACACATTGGTACTACGTGATGCATCAGGTAACTTCGCAGCGGGTACAATCACAGCGGCTTTAACAGGGAACGTAACAGGTAACTTGAACGGCAACCTAACAGCAGCCTCCCCAACAGCCGCAACTCAAACTGCAGGTGATAACTCTACTAAAGTAGCAACAACACAATACGTAGCAACAGCGGTAGCCCCGAAAGCGGAATCAAGTGTTACTATTACAGCGGGGGCAGGGCTTACAGGAGGTGGAGATTTAACTGTTAATAGAACTCTTGCTATAGCAACTACTGGAGTTACGGGGGGTACATACGGGTCATCAGTAAATATTCCAGTGCTTACATTAAACGATAAGGGTCAAGTAACTAATGCCACTGTTGTAACTACAACACCCTTTGTTTTTAATGTACAAAACGTAGGCACTCTTGTTGCTAATGGCACTACAGGTTCATATACACTTCCAGCTAACTGCATTATGGTAATGGGGTCTAATTTACACTCAATGGGTAGTAATCTAGGTAGCCGCGTTAGTGTTCAAATTAAGAATAGCGCAGGCACAGTTTTATTTGACTATCCATTAACTGGGGGTAACGAAACCAACGGCGGTGATGGCGGTTCAGGTATGTTTGTTCGGTCTGCGTGGTCAGTAGGTATCCCTGCAGCGGCAGCGGGCGGCTCATTGACTTTCTATCGTTCTTCAGGGTCTAACAACTCTTGGAACGTACAAGTTAACCAATACGTAGCATCGGCTTAAGGATAAACTATGGCAAGTACTTTTTCACCATTATTAAATATTGAGCTAATTGGTATTGGGGACCAAAACAATACTTGGGGTTCTACAACTAATACAAACCTAGGCACATTGATTGAAGGTGCTATTGCGGGCAGTGCTACTATTAACGTAACTGCGGGTAATGTAACGCTATCTGTTTTTCCAGGTTCAGCGGATGAATCGCGTTGTGCAGCCCTACGCATTACAGGTACTCCAGGGGTATCACGAAATGTGATTGCTCCAGCGCATAGTAAAATCTATGTAGTTGCAAATGGCTCGGATGCTGCCGTTGTATTAAAGACTTCTGTGTCTACGGGGTTAACAATCCCAACAAGTGAAATTTATTTAGTATACTACGACACCGTTTTATCAGACTTTAAGCTAGTAGGTAAAGCTTCATCAGCTATCAATACCGCAAACACACTCGTTCTTCGTGACGGCTCTGGTAGTTTTGGGGCTAACATTGTTGCTGCTAATACATTCTCAGGTGATTTGAACGGCACTATAAACACCCTTACGACAGCGGTTACTCAAACAGCAGGAAACAACTCAACTAAAGTAGCAACCACGGCATATGTCAATTCAGCAGTAACAACGGCAACGGCAGCTCTGGGTACAATGTCTACTCAAAATGCTAATGCTGTTGCAGTTACAGGTGGGACTATTAGCGGAATTACTGATTTAGCTGTAGCTGATGGCGGGACTGGGGTTTCTACTATTGCAGCTAATGCAGTAGTTTTGGGTAATGGTACAAGTGCTATCCAAACAGTAGCCCCTAGCACAAATGGAAACGTTTTAACATCCAATGGAACAACATGGCAAAGCACTGCCCCAGTAAATAACAGTATTGGCGTAGGTCAAACATGGCAAAACGTTACTGGTTCTAGAAGTTTTAATACTGATGTTGTTAATGGTAGTCGTGCAATTCAAGTTGTAGTTTCAATGGTATCTCAAAATAGTAATGGTACTGGTAATTCAACTACAGCAACAGCATTAGTTGGAGGAGTAACAGTAGCTTTTGGACAAAATTCAGATTCATCTGGTTTTTATAGTACACCAATTACATTTTCATTTATTGTTCCAGCAGGTGCTGTATATAGAGTAAATACTACTGCTGGTTCTTTAACATCTATAACTTTACAACAATGGGCTGAAATAAAATAATGATTAACGCACGTAAACTCGAAGACATGCAACCTAGCGCCAAAACAATGTG